GCGATTCTTCGATGCTCTTATTGGCCTGCAGCCACTGGCGCGAAACGACCCCGGCTTCGCCGATCTTGGTGACGTAGGCGTTGACCGCCATGCCCACGACAGCCAGTCCAGCCGCGCCTACGCCGGCGATGGCGGTGCCGACCATGCGCAGCTTTTCCGCCGACTCGCGGATTTCATTCAATCGCTGCTTGGCGGCCTGCGCGTTCTGCTCAATTTTCTTGAGACCATCGGCGACGGCTTTCTCGCCCTGGGCCACCTGGCCCGCGCTGGACTTGTCCAGCCCAAAGCGCAATGTCGCCTGCACCACTTTTTCGTCAGCCATTGGGCTTGTCCTTGCTCTTCTGCCGCTGTATCCGGCCCGCCAGCGCCCGGATGGTCAGCAGCGCCTCCAATAGGGCCTCATCCTGCTCCAGGAGCACGCTGGGGGGCCAGCGCCATTCCACGGCTTCCTCCAGCGTGAACACTTTCCACGCCACCTCCAACTCGACTCCTTCCGGAAGCCAGAGCTCCGGCGGCAGGCTGCTGGAGGGCTCTCCCAGCCAGTCGCCTAGCCGGTCGTAGAGCTCGCTGGAGCATTCGCTTTTGGGTTGGGGGCTTGCCCCGGCAGCCAACTGGGATTGACGGCGTAGACGGCCGCTTCCCACTGGGCACAGAAATCATCCGGCAGCGCAATAAACGTCTCGAAGCTGGGCGGCCACGGCCTGATCCCTTCCGCCTGCGTGGTCGCCGCGATGCAATCTGGGTAAGTGAACCGCCGCAGGAGCCGCCGGTCCAGGTCCGTTTCATCCGCCGCCAGGCCTTCACTGGCCAGCCGCGTGCGCCGCATGCCCATCAGCACCGTCGCCCGCGCCACCGTCACCTTGCGCCCGTCCTGCTCGATCGTGCGTGTCTGTTCGTCCATTGTGGCTTTCTGTGAAAACGGGCGGCGCAGCTTCGACACTGGCCGCGCTGACGCCGCCCGGGGGTGCCGGCGCATTAGACTTCGTAGAAGACCAAGACGTAATCGGCGGCGCCGATCCCGGCCACCAGCGTGATCTCTTTCGCCGCCAGGCTGTAGGCGCCGGGGCTGGCCAGCTTCGCGCCGTTCTTGTACACGGCTAGCTTGGCCGCGCTCTTGGGCGTCTGGCTCAGCGTCAGCACGGTTGGGTTAGCCGCCGACCCCTGGAAGGCGTCGAGCTGCGGCTTGCCTTCGCACATCTGCTCGATGAGCGAGGCCTCGGTGCAGCCGTAGCTTCCGCTGGTCAGGGTCTCGCCCCAGATCGTCTTCGTGCTGGGCGTGACGGCGATGCTGTACCGCATCTCGGCGGGGTTGTCGCCCATCCCGGGCGGCAGGGGGATGCATTTCGCCAGGCTCAGGCTCAGCACGCGCCAGCGCCGCTGCTTGGTGGTCCGGTCTTGCGCCTGCTGATACAGCAGCAGGCTGACATCCGGCTCGCTGCCCTGCATGTCCGTCGCATAGGGCAGCGCCTTGCTCTCGCCGACCGTGGCGTTCGTCACGCCGGTCAGCATGGCGTTCAGCGCCTGGTCCAGCGCCGCCGTGTTCAGGCTGCCGCTGACCCCGTCAATGGCCGGCAGGAAGTCCACCGACATCACCCGGTCCTCGCCCACAAAAGTGATCTTGCGCGGTTCGGGCACCGTGACGTCAAAGGCCTTCTCGCCGCTGAACGCGTAGCCCGTGGTGGCCGCGACACTGCCGCTCCCGATCGCGCCGGTGCAGACCGGGTTCCCGGCGGTGTCCAGCAAGAAAGCCGCCCCGAAGCGCAGCCCGACTCCGAACATGTTCCCTGAAGTAGCGCTCATAATTCCTCCCGCCGGCTACTCGCCGGCCGCATAGATTCGATCCACCGTCTCTTCGACCTGGACGCGCAGAACGAAGCCGATAAATATGCCGCCATATTCCGGCAGCAGGATAATGCCGCTGTCACCCAGCACGCCCAGCTTGCGCACGCCGGCGGTGCCATTCAGGGTGGGACGGCCGGCCAGCGCGTCACGCACCGCCGCGATCCAGGGCCGGACGTGCTTTTCGCGCTCCTCCACCGTGCTCTGGCCCACCGGCAGCACCGCCACCTGCACCTGGTACTGGCGCGCTTCGTTGCCGAAATCCGCGTCCCAGGTATCGTTGGCCGCCCCGGTAAGGGTCCAGGCGGCCGGTAATTGGGCCGTGTCCAGTTTGGCCCGAGGCGGGTCGCTGGCCTGCAGGCTGGCCGTCTCGCCCGAGGCCGGCAAACCGTCCAAGGCGGTTGCAATAGCCGCGCACACGGACGAGATGGTCATGCCAGCCTCATCGGCCGCGGCGTGGGCAACAGCTCCAGCACATCGCCGGGCACGGCCCCGGGCATCACCGCCTGGCTGGTGCCGATCACGGTGATGCGCTCAAACACGTTCACGTCCTTCTGCCGGTAGGCCCAGGTGCCCAGGCGCAGCGCCGCCTGCTCAATCGTCTCCATCGGGCGATAAATCGCAATGGCCGTGCCGCCGGCATGGGCGGCCGCCGTTGTGCCGTTGGCGCCGCGCTTGACGGTCAGGGTGTTGGCGGTGTAGTCCACCGCCCGCACGAACAGGTATTCGCTGTCGAGCTGGATCAGCTGGCCAGCCTGGAAACGCGCGTCTGTGCGGTCTTCCGTCACCCCGTCGGCATCCGTCACCGTGAAGGTGGTGGCCACCGCCGTCATCCCCGCGCTCCCGCTCACCGTGTCCAGGCTGTCGGCCCAGGCCCGGTCATAGTCCTCGTGATAGCCCCAGATCCCGGTCACCGGAATCACCTGGCGATAGTCGCCGCTGCTGCCGGGGGTCCACACCTTCCCCGAGGCCCGCGTCAAGCGTAAGGCGTGTTTGGGGTAGTCCGTGGCGCTCTCCAGCAGATAGTCCGTGGGCAGGAGCGCCGCGCCGTCGCCGTTGACCACGGCCGTGACGGCCAGTAAGTCGTCATCCACCGGCAGCTCGCCGGCGTTGAGCGCATTGACGGCCTCCAGCTCGTTCACCATCCAGCCCACCTGGCCAAACCGGCCAAAGCTCGCGCGCGGCCGGACGGGATAGTCCTGCGGGCGCGTTTCCACGCGCACGTCATAGCGGCGGAAACCGGCCTGGTCGATAAAGCGGCTGGACCGGCGCAAGAAATCCGCCAGGCGCACATCGTCGCCGGTCTCGTCGGCCGCCAGGCCCAGGTAGCTGCGCAGTTGCCAGAGGGTTGCGTAATCCATGGTGAGGCAGGCCGGCGCCCCCATCGGACGGCCGGCCCGCTCCATTGGGCTTGGTCTAGACCACCACGATCTGGTGGGTGTAGGTCGCCGGCTGCGTCACCGCCTGCAGGCCTGGCTTGAACTGCAGCGCATGGAGGTCAATCCAGTTGCTGCCGCTCACCCCGCTCACCTTCAGCGTGACGTAGCGGTAATCGTTGTTGATGTCGAGCTGGTCCGCGCCCACTTCGATGGTGATCATCTCGCCATCATCGGTGGCCGCGATATCGGTCTTGGCCGCGCCCGTGATCGCCTTGGGCGTGCCCGTGGAGCCGCTGGTCGTGGACTGGTAGACCTCCACGTCGATCGCGTCCGCCAGGTCGCGCAGGTCGATCTGGAACATGACGGTTTCAAAATCGCTCATGTCCAGGAAGCTGCCCGTCGCCGGGTAGTAGTCATTCGTCGCCACCCCGCCCGCGCTGCCGGAGGCCGTCATCAGGGGGGTGATCTTCACCGCCTCGCTGAGCAAGACAAAATTGTTCAGAGCCATGGTCGTTTCTCCTTGAAAGGCGTCGGGGGCGGAGGGTCCGCCCCGTTCGCACTCAGTGAATGGTTACGCTGCCACCTTCTGCACCGCCAGCTTGTAGAGCTCCACCGGGCGGCCGCCAATCAGGCGCCGCACGTGGAATTCCACCTGGTTGATGCCGGTGTTGGAGTCCTGGAAGCGGGCGATGGTCAGCCCGGCGCGCTGGACGATCCAGTAGGCGCTCAGGTGGCCGTACAGCAGGGGGTATTTGTTGGCCCCCACCGCGTCCATGGCCTCGCTCTCAAACACTTTGCCGCCCAGGAGCACGCCGTCTTCCGACAGATCCGGGAAGGCGTAGGTGCTAGACGCCGTGGCCACGGTCAAGACTTCAATCGCGCCATACGTGTCGCTCGCGCCGACAAACACCGAGCCCTTGCGGTACTGGCTCGCGACGCCGCGCTTGAGCGCCTTGATGCCGGCGGCCGTCAGCGCGCTGGCATTGGCCGATTTCACTTCCGTCAGGCTCAGCCCGTTGGCCTTGCCCGGCAGGAGGCCCAGCGGCTTGCCGACGCCGTCGCCCACCAGGAAGGCTTCGTCTTCGTCGATGCCCAGGGTGTCGGCGATGTCCGCCTGCACCAGCTGCACCAGGTTGGAGGCGTTCTCCACCAGGCTCTGGCTCATGCCCACCTTGTAGGTGTAGACGTTGGCCGGGATGGCCACCATCTTGAGCTTGGCGTTCTGCGCCGTGGGCGCGCCGGTCTCGGTGGACCACTGCCCGCGCAGGTTGCCGCGATAGCGGCTGTCGCCGCCGTCGTACAGGGGCGCTTCGATGGAGTCGGAGTTGATCAGATCGATCACGCGCGCGCCGCCGCCGCGCACCGCGGTCAACCCGGGCAGCCGCGAGACAATCTCGGCCTGCACGTTCGGGGGGACGGCATAGCCGCCCAGGGTGCCCTGCGCCTGCACCATCACGGTCTTGATCTCGCGCACATCCATGCCCAGCCGGGCCATTTCCATGATCTGCTGGGTGGGGAAGAACTGCGCGCTCAGCGCCTTCTGCTCGTCGCCCGACAGGCCGCGCTCGCCGCGCCGCAGGTACTTCTCAAACGCGACGTTCTGGTCGAACACGCGCTGCTGATAGTCGACGCCGACCACGCCGCGCATGATGGCCTTCTGCGATTCGCTCTCGTCGCCAAAGCGCGCCACGTAGATGGCCTTGGTGGCCTTCTGCTCGTCCGTCTCAGTGTCCGCCGGCTTGGCGGGCTGGAAGACGTAGGGCGGGCGGGCCGCGGCGGATTTCTGCGCGGGCGCAGGCGTGGGCTTGGGGTCCGCCACCGGCGCGGGTGCGTTCACCTTCGTCCAGGGCGCGTCGATGCCGCACTGGATCGCGGCCAGCCGCACCAGCCGCTTGAAGGTTTTGCCTTCCGGATACTGGCCGTCTTCCAGGGCCATGACCTCTTCGGCCATGTCCGCCGGGGTATTCGGCCCCAACACCTCGCCCGGATTGGCCATGGCCAGTTCGATCACCGCCGCGATGGCGTTGTACTGGTCGTCGGTCAGCCCCGGCACCAACTGCTTGATTTTCTCGATCAGGTTCATACATTTGTCTCCTTGGGGGGGCGTCGCCGCCGGCCCCGCTAAATCGGGCGCCGGGGTTTCCGGTCGGCCCGTGATCGCCTTGTCGATCGCCGTGATCGCCTTCAATTCGGCCAGCGCCTTGACCGCCAGCGGATTAGCCGTGAGCATGCGCGGCTCCATCGGCTCCACCGTCAGGGTGTCGCGCCGCAAGGGCCAGCGCACAATGCGCCCATCCGCGTCGCGCTGCACCGCGCCATCTACCGCCTCGCTGGAGTTGGCCACCAGACCCGCTTCAATGAGCTGCTCCAGGTACTGCATGTATTTATTGCGCCGGTTGAGGACGCGCTCCACCCACAGGCCGAGATCGTCGGCCCGGGCGCTCTTCCAGTCCACCTGGCCCAGCACCGTGTCCCGCCCGGCGCCTACGCCATCGGGATCTTTCCCGTGCTCCAGGTCCACCAGCACGCCGCCGGCGGCGGTGTAGTCGCTCTCAAAATCGGTCTCGGGGGTGAAGTAGTCGCCGCGGCTGCCGTCCCGGTTGACGCGCAGAGAGCCCAAGCCTTCCAGGTCGCGGTGCTGCGGGTCGCCCCACAGCGCCAGGTAATTGCCCACGCGGAGCGTGTCCGCGGTCTTGGCCAGCGCCTTGAGTTCGTTGCCGCCGGGTGCGCGCGCCAGCTCGAGGGCTTTGGCCCACAAGACGGCGTCCACGCCGGCCGGCTGGGCGTTGCCTTCCAGGGCGGCCGTGCAGATGGCATAGGCGGCGCTCTCGGCGTGCCCCTGGCCCATCACATGAGTTACGCACCGGTGCAGCTTGTCTGGCATGTGCTCCTCGAGAATAAAAAACGGCGCCCGGAAAAACGAAACGACTAAAGCGGACCAATTGGTCCGGTCTCGTCGCTTGCTTTCCGGGCGCCGCACACCGTGCTAACGTCCGCTTGCCGCCGTCTGTCTTTCCGGGTCTACTCCGGCCCCCCGCTATTTCGGGTCGCCCCTACTCCGGGTGCCGCTTTTTCAGCCCATACCTACAGCCGGTGTTTCCAGCTTGCGTCAGTTGATAATATTTGCCGGGTACCCATCCGGCGTCTACCATCTGGGGGTAGCGGGACTCAAAACAATTTACAAATTGTTTATGATCGGCTTGGCGGGTGTTGCTCCCGCTGCGTGTGTCTGCCCCAGCTTCGTGCTACCCGGTCTGCGCTTTCATCCCGGGTCTATGCTGGGCGGCGTCACTGTCCGCCTGCAAACCGATTTTTCTATAAAACGCGGGCCTTTTGGGCTATCGGCGACGGCCATTCTGCCGCCCGCGTGTGCTCTTGTTGGGGCGGTCGGCTCCGCCCCGAGTGGCCGGTGTTGGAAGGCTGAGAATAAGCGCACCGGCTTGCATTTAGTGTATCCGAAAAATACCAAATGTCAATTGCCAGATACGAACTTCTTCAGGACGTCATCCACGGCCGTCTCAAACACCTGGTAGATGTCGTCTTCGGCTTCCGCCATGGCCGTCCCCACCGTCACCCAGCCGATCTGCTGCATGCGCCGCGCCTGTTTTTCGTCGTCCACCAGCCAGGGGGCGTAGCTAGTGTTGGTGCCGACTTCACCCATGATCCAGCCGTCGCCCTGGGTCACCTGCGTCGTCCAGGAGCGCCCCAGCGCCTCACTGTCGCGCCGGAGCTTGTAACCCGCCACGCCCAGCATCCCCAGGCCGCCCGGCGCGCCAAACAGCTTCTTGGCCCGCGTGCCCAGCAGGGCCCCATCGCTCTTCTTCGGCTTGGCGCCCAGCGTGGCGCGCTGCATGATCGGGTACCACCAGCCCGCGCCGCGCTCGTAGAACCCCATCGGCTTGCCGTTGGCGTTCGTGCGCCCCGGCCGGTTAGCGTCGGTGGACGCAGGGTAGGCGCTGATTTGCTGCTGGAGCAGGTAGACGGCGTCTTGCATGGCCTGCTGGAGTTCGGCCAGTGCTTCGTCCGGCAGCTGTTCCCACGCCGCGAGGAGTTCGTCCAGGCCTTCGACTTCGATGACGTTGTCAGCCATAAGAAAAACGGCGCCTTTCAGCGCCGCCCCTTGAGTTTGGGTTGTTTGTCCGGAAGCTGCTCGAGCTTCATGGCCGCGCTCCACACGCCATGGTAAATGTGCTCGCGGTCCCAGCCCTGCGCGGCGCCCACGGCGCTCTTGAAGTTGTCGTAGTGGATCGCCTTCGCCAGTTTGGCCAGGCCGCGGGCAAAGTCGGCGTGCGCGATGGCCGCCCGGAACTTGTAGTCGCCGTGGGGCGTGGCCACGGTGGGCCCGAGCTCGGGCAGGTACTGCGCGCGCAGCGCGTCCAGATCGCCCGCCACCCGGGCGCGCACCTGCAGCGCGCCGCTTTGGCCGTCGAGCGGCTTTTCGACGATGGAGAAAAAGCCGAGGGTGGTGAAGAGCCACATGTTAGTCTGCCTCTTCCGGGCAATCACCAAGCTGCTTATTGGGCTCGTCAGCTTCCTTCATCCGCTTGGCCAGCCAGGGACTATGCAAGAGATTATCCTGTTCTAAGATCCCCTTGCCGTCTATAGAGACTAGCCGTTTCATGGGCAAAGACGAAGGTTGTCCATCCCTGAAGCCAATCACCAAATAACCTTGCTCTACCACGCTGAATTTTTGCTCAGCGTCGGCGATGCAAGGCCGGCCATCCAGATCAAATAGCAAATACGGGGACGGACTGACGCCGTCATCCCACCGGACATTGGTAATCTTCATCTCTTGCCTCTCAATTAATAAGTGTAACCCGCTTTATTCAAGTTAGCAAGTTTACGCGATTATCTGCGGAAAATATAGTCAAAAACGGTTCGGCCCAAAATACAGACGAACTCATTTTCGGTGTCACCATAAAAGGCGGAATGAGAACTTCCACCACCCCGATCTGTCAGGTAGGTCCCCAGAATATCCGCAAAGGGTATATCCTGTTCTGTCAGGTGTTGATTGTGAATGAATACCGGATTTAGCAAGCTAAGCGATTCTGCTGCGCCTCTCAGTGCAGGAATATTCTTGTCTCCAGGTTGGTGCCCAGTCACCGCCCGGCCGCTCTCGGTGCGTACAAGTCGCGCCACCTGGCGCTTCCGGTCAATATTCGGCATATCCGTCCGCATGAGCAATTCATAAGTAAAGGCATGGTAGGCGTCCATTGTTCGCTTGAATTTTTCCGGCCCACCGTACTGACGCACCCAGCGCTCGTAGCAGTCCTTGGAATACTGAAAACCATCTTGACCCGTATCGCTCGGTTTCCAAAAGAAGTCGCCGGGATTATTCTTGCCCTGGGTGGCAATGTAATACTTATACGCGCGCGAACCTGCCGACCAAGAGTCGCCGGCCTGAGCTGCCATCCAGTCGGATAACAGTTTGGGATCTCCGCCGCTCTCCCGAATTGCCACATGCAAATCTTCCATGCGGGAACCGCTACCGCGCAAGTTGTCGAACGGTTTGCCATTCTCATCCTTAACTTCCACATCAAAACCGCCAAACGCCCCCTGGCTGCCGCGCTTGCGGCTGGCCTTTAGCTTCGCCGGCATGTTATCCACAATGCCGCGCTTGCGCAGGTCCAGCGCACTCTGCGCGAACCGGTCTCGGTAATCGCCTGTCCAGCGCACCAGCTCCATATGATCGGATGCCTCTACCAAATGGTCCATCTCGTTCAGCCTGCGGCGCAGCGTCTCCCGGATCTCATCTGGAGCGGATTGCAGGATCGCCGTGCGCTTTGCCGACAATTCCCGCATCTGCTGCACGACATCGTCATAGCTCAGATCGCCGAATATGGCTTTCGCCTGCGCGTTGCCCTTGTCGACTTTTCCGCGCATCGTCCACAGTTCAGTGGGATAGGCGCTGAATTCCGCTTTCTTCGTGCCCTGCGCCCGGAACCGCAGCGCCCCGCCATTGTCGACCCGCCAGACTTTGCCCTTGTCATCCACCAGGATGTTGTCGGCGTCGAGCCCGATGACATCCCAGTTGCCCAGCAGCGCGTCGGCGCCAAAGCCCTTCTGGAGCTGCTGGCGCACGCGCTTGATCTCCGCCGCGTCGCCGCTGGCCAGCACCTGTTTCAGCGTCTTGGTGTTCGGCATAAACTCGCTCACCTTGACGGGGCCCTGCGGCGTTTCGTAGACCGAGTGCTTGGGCACATTCACGCCCAGCGCCTGGTAAAGCGAGTCGGCCGCGCTCTCTTCGCGCAGGTGCGCCGCGCTGGCGCCGCGCTTGACCACAAACTCGCGGCCCTGGGCATCGCGCATCAGTTGCGCGCCGGTGCTGCCGCCCAGACCTCTCACCGGGGTGAGCGCCTCCACGCTCGCGGGGAAGCCCTTGGGCTTCGCTTTCGGCTTGGCGGGTTGGGCGGGCTCAACGGCGGCGGGAGGCACCGGCGCCGGAACGGGCTCGGGCGGCTTGGGCGCCGGGAATAAATGCGACTGGTCCACCTTGCCCGCCACCAGATCGGCATTGGCCTGCACCGCCGCGTCGAGGATCTTCAGGTCGCGCTCGCGCCCGGCCGCGTTGGTCGTCTGGGCAATAAGCTGCTTGGCTTCTGCCGGCGTCGCCCAGAGCACCTCTTCCGTCTCCTTGTCCATGCGGTTGGGGTTATAGCTGTCAGAGCGCATCACAAAGAAGTAATTCCGGCTGGAGCCGCTATCGTAGCCGCCCGGGACCAGGCCCATGATCTTTCCGCGATGGCCGCTTTCCTGCGCCACTTCACGCACGGCCACGTCGACCGGGTGTTCGTTCTTTTCGCCGCCGCCCTTGGGGAAGGTCCAGGCATAGCCGTCGAAGTTTCCGGTCGGCTTGCGCATGAGGACCCGGCCCTGGTCGTCGAAGATCACCCCGCCATAGCGCAGCTTCTTGGCGCTGGGGGGCACGTTCCAGGTCGGCTCAACCGCATGCAGATCCACCTGCTTGAGCGCGGCATGATCCAGGGGTTTCAGAACTGGCGGAGGCGGCGGGGGCGGTGCCACAACAACCGGCAGCGCGACAATCGCGGCAGGTTGCGGCGTTGGCTCCGTTGGAATATCGACTGGCGGCTTCACCGGCACGTCTACAACGGGGGCCGTGAAGCACCTGCAGTTAGGATGGGCCGGCGGCTCCAGGATGGGATTGCCTTTCTTGTCCATTCCGAACGGCTGGCCGATCTCCACGACCTGCTCGTTGAGCGGACCGCAGGTAGAACACACCAGCTCGTCCCGGCCTGTCCGCCACTTCCAGCGCTTCACCCCGTTGCGCGTATAGGCCGCCCGCTGGCCGGCCGAATAGGCGCGCGTCACTTCCGTCACCGCAATCGCGTTTGCCCGCGCCGTGTTGCCTGCCAGTTTCGGCGTCAACGCTGTCTGCAGGTCCCCCAGCGTCGCGCCCGGCGTGCTGAAATATGTCTCCAGCTCGGCGCCCACCAGATTCTCGGTCGTCGTTCCCAGTTGCCGCAGCAATTTGTCGGTGTACGTCTGCGCCCATTGGGCCGCGTCCGCGTCCGACATTTGGTAGTTCACGCCCAGGCCCAGCTGCTGCCCGGCCCCGCGCGCGCCGCGTTGGGCGGCCTCGGTCAGCTTGGGCGTCAGCAGGGCCAGCAGGCGGCGGTATTCCTCGTTCCAGAAGTTAGGCGGCAGGGGCGGCATGGTCTATCACTCGCTTTTGCAATCCGGCGAAATACTCTGCCAGTAAAGTTTGCAGTTCAACTTCAAACTTTTTCCGTCCATCACGCGGCCGCGTAATCTTCCCAGCCGGGCGGCTCGCCTTCATCTCGAAAAAATGTCTCCGGGGCCGCCACCTCAGGGACGGCGTCCAGCTCGGCCTGCGCTTCGACGAACACCACTTTCACATCGTTCGGCGTCTGGGCTCCGGCCAGACCCGCCAGGATGCGCGCCACCGTTTCCGGTGGCAGGGTGGTGCTGGTGAAGGTGGCGCTCTTGCCTTCCCGCGCCGCGCGCAAAGCCTTCTCGCGCCAGGCGCGCAGTTCTTTGAACTGGGCCGCCTTCGCAGCTGGCGGCGCTGCACTGGGCAGGGGACCCGGCACCGGCAGCATCTCTGGCGCGTCCGGCATGCCCGGCGCGGCGGGGGTGGCTTCCAATTCAGTCAGCGCCCCGCGCCCATCGGGCAGCGGCGCCGCTTTCCAGAACTTCGCCCGCCGCTCATCAATGGTCAGCGTCGCCCGCGCCTGGGCGTCCTCCGCCAACTCCTGGGTCCGGTTCGCCGGGCGAATATCCGCCCAGCCCGCCTGCAAGTTGGGCCCGTAGAAGGGGATGGCCAGCTCGGCGGTAATCTGCTCGCCGAACAGCGCGAGCGTGCCCCAGACGTTGTTCTTGAACACGCGCTCGGCCACCACGGCGTTGGCTTCGGTCGCGTTCGGGTCAAGCATCCCGGGCGGAATGCCGTAGATATCCCAGATCTCTTCTTTCGTGAACTGGCGCCCCGCCAGGAAATCCATATCTTTGGCGTTCCAGCCCAGCAGCACCGCCTGCACGCCATTGGCCGTGGTAATGGCCGTCTTGCGGCTCGTCGCCTGGTAGTCGCGCTGCAGGTCCGCCTTGAGCGCCGCCGCGTCCTTGGGGTTGATGGGCTTGTTGGTGTCGCCGCTCGACAGGTTGATGATCGCCGAGGGCATCACGTTGTCCTGCCCGAAGAAGGACCCATTCCAGCGCGCCATGGCGTTGTCGGCGTCGACCGGCAGCATCGCCGCCGTGAGCGGGCTTAGCCCTCGGTAGATATCGAAGGGATTGGGCCGCATCACATGCACCACGTATTCGGCGGGCAGATCGTATTCCACGCCCTGCACGAAGTATTTGTAGTGGTCGACGAACCGCTCGCCGTCGCCGGGCCACACCTGCACCTGGGCCGCCGGCAGCGGCCATAACTCCGCCACCTGTCCGGTCTCGTCCTGGGCGACGAACCAGTAGAAATTGCCGTCCAGCAGGTACCAGGCCGTGCTGTACTGCCAGAAGAAGCCGCCGCCCATGTAGGCGTTAGGCCGGCGCATCAGGCGCTCGAGGGGGTGATTGACGATCTGCTCGGCGTCATCGTCCAGGCCGGCCTGGCGCGTCACCTGGAAGGGGGCGGAGCCCACCTCGCGCGCGATCAGGTCGATGGCCATGAACAGCCAGGAGTTGGTCATCGCCCGCATCTGGGCCGCCGGGTCCGACCAGTTCTGGCCGCCCTTCCACTGCTCGGAGCGCGCCCAGGCGTCCAGGAAGGCCGGGCGCTCGCTCAGGCCGTGGCGCGCTTTGGAGAATTCGCCGGCGAAGGTGCCGGCCGCCCGTCCGATGCTGCCCAGTGTTTTATCGAGTAGTCCCATGTGTGCTCCTTTTAGGCCATCCCCGCGTAGGCGCTGGGGGCATACGTCTCAGCCGGCGCGAAGGCCAGTGCCAGGGCATCGGCCAGGTCCGGCGACGGCAGCCCCGCCGCCCGCATCTCGTCTTTGCTCACCAGCACGATCTGGCCGCGCGAGTTGACCTTGAATTTCAGCGCCGTCAATTCGCCGGTGAGCCGGTCCAGCAGATCGCGGGGCAAGTCGGGCGCAAACACCAGCTCGCCGTTTTGCAGCCGCTCCCGCACATTCCAGAAGAGTTCCGCCCGCAGGTTGGCAAAGCGCTCTTTGTCCCGCGCCGCCTCGCCCACGTTGACGGCCGCCGCGTTGACGCCCAGTTCACGCAGCCGGTCATACACGCCCGCCCCCACCCCCACCACATCCACGGCCAGCCGGGCGTGATGCTCCCGGGCAATCTGCGTGGCGCGCCCGGTCGTCTGCATCGTGTCGTTGCCGCTCCAGGTCTCCAGGCGCGTCACCACGCTGCCCACCCGCAGCGCATTGGCGCTGTCGTCGCTCCCGTAACGGGCCACGTCCTGGCCGGCCTGGCGCTCGCCGTCTGCCGGCGGGTCCACCACGTGGCCGCGCTCGATGGCGGCTTCGATCCAGGCCAGGGAAATCAGCGCGTCGTCGCTCTGGGCCGGGAACTCGCCCAGCACCCGCGCCTGGAACACCGGGCTGCTCTCGCCCCACTGCCGGCGGCGCGCCTCCACCCAGTCGGAAGAAATGCGGCCCGCGGCCAGCGCTTCTTCCATGCGCACATGCCGCACCCACCAGTCTTCAAAACCGGCCGCGCGCCGGTGGATGTCATAGAACCGCCCCGAACGGTCGCCCGGCGTCGAGATGGCCAGGCAGTATGTCTCACCGGTGGAAAAGGCGCCTTCGATGGCATCCCAGGTGGCGGGCGGGATGGCCTTGCTCTCGTCGAGCACATACAGCAGCTTGGCCGCGTGCGCCCCTTCGATGTAGGCCGGGTTATCGCTGGCCACCGCAAACGCTTCCGCCCGCCCCAGCTTGGCGCTCTCCTGCAGGATCGCGGGGGCGCGCCCCTCCGGCCATTTTGCCCGCGCCGCCCACTTGCGGATCTCGGGCCACAGGAATTTCGACAACTGCCGCCACACACTGGCGGTGGTAATGATCTTCGCGTCATCGCCAAAGGTGCACAGGCCCCAGAGCACGACCCAGCTGGCCATGGCCGTCTTGCCCAGGCCATGCGGTCCGCGCACCGTGACACGCCGGTGCGTCGTCAGCGCCGCCAGCACGTCGGCCTGGTAGGGCGCGGGGGCCGCGCCGCATACCTGGACCGCGAACTCAAGCGGCGTCAGGGCGGCGGTCTTCGCCTTGGCCGTAATCGCGGCTTGCCGCATGAATAGTTCGGCGGCTCTGCACTTCGGCGATGATGCGCTCGGCTTCGGCGATGACATCTGCCTCGGATAGTCCATGAGCACTTGCGTAGTCTCTCCAATCCCTGTCGGTCCAGTCTTCAAATTTCTGAGGCGCGTCGGTCCCGAGGAGCTTCATCTCCAGGCTGAAGAGCTGCGCCCAGGTCTTCAAGTCGTCCCGCTCGCGCGCGTCATGCTTGGCCGCCTGTAGCTCCGCGAACTGCCGGGAAACATGCTCGGAAATGGAAACTTGCGCCGAGGCGCGCCATTGGGCAAGTAGCGCCTTCAAGTCCTTGTGGATCGTGGCCCGCGCCCAGGGCTTGCCGTTCTCATCCACGATTTGCAGTCCCGGCAGCGCTTGCTCAATCTCGCGGATGCTCAATCCCTTGGCGCGCAATTTACCCACGGCTTCCTGCCGGCGAGAAATGATTTCCTTGCGGTCGCGATTGTCCATAAGTATGCTGTCTATCTGCCCAACAGTTGCGCCGCCCGCGGCGCCTTTGCCAGCGCCCGCTTGAGCGCCGCCTTCCGTTCTGCGGCCGTCGTCATCGGACGATATACCCACGTGCCGCCGTCCGGCCCTGCCTGCCAGCCGAAACCAGCGCCGTCTCCACCACGTGTGGCCCGCACCTCTGCCGCAGTTTGAAGATGGCCACTCTCACGCACTCCGCGCTGCCCGTGTCGCCTGTGCCCCATATCGCCTCCGCTAAGCGTTCGGAAGAAATCGCCCACCCCCGCACCGCATCGAGCGCGGCGTACACCCGCTCCATGTAACGCGGCACACGCCAGCGCCGCCCGTCGGCATGCGCAATCTCCAGGCGCTGCCAGTCAAACCGGTAAGCCGCGCTGCCGCTTGAATTCATCCGCTACCGTCTCCGCGAGCAGGATGTCCCGCAGCTCGCCCCGGCACACCCCCGGGCAGCGCCGCTGCTCATTATGCGTCAGCCCCTGCAAGACCCGGCGTGCTGGAGGCTCGTCGGCCAGGTACAAGCACAGCAGGCGCGAGCCATCCGCCGCCATGGGCACGGCGTGGTATTCCCGTCCGCACCGCCCGCATTTCAGTCTCATCAGTGGATGAGTTGGGCCCGCATGTCGCCGTGATCGTTGGGGGGATCTTTCGGCATGGCTAGGCCTGCGCTTTCGGCAGCCGGGCGTTCATGAAGTCGTAGAGGCCGCACGCCGCCAGTCCGATGGCCAGGCCAAACACCACTACCTGGAACCACAGGGCAAAGGCCGGGTACATCTCGGACAACTTGAAGGCCACGCCCAGCACCAGGCCAATGACCGCCGACACCACGGTCAGGGTGTTGCCCTGGGCGCCCAATTTCTTGGCAAACTCCACCAGACCGAACACGATGACCAACAACGGGACGCCGCTCACAATCAGATTTTCCATATGCGCTCCTGAGAAGAAGGGTGTAAGTCTCTTCCCTAAGTGTAGCCAAAAAATACGTAGAGTCAATTATGGCTACTTGTTGAATTTTGGTAATTCTGTGCTACGATGAAGGCGCCTAGATCATGCGTTCCGTTCGCCCACAACCCCCCGCCGGTATCTCAACGCTGATCTAGGCCATCGGTGAACCGAGATACCGGCGGGGGTTTGTGTTTGGAGGCTGCCATGCGCAAGCTCATCCCCGCCTTTGTGTTGTGGTTCGAATCTGGCGAGCTGGCCCCGCTCATCATCCTGGTCAGCGTGCCCCACTATGCCCTGGTGCTGGCCCGCTACGACTGGTTCCCGGTCGCGGCCGTGCTGGGCTTCTTGCTCGATCTGTCGCACTACCGCACCATCAAGGCCTACCAGCAGGGGCGCGGCGCGCTCTGGATGATTATCCTCACCCTTTTTTCCTTTGGCTTCCACGGGGCTTTCTATGTGGTGGGGGGCGCTGTCTGGTGGGCGGCCGGCTTCTTCGGGGCGGCCGTGCCGGTCGTCATCTTTGCCTTGTCCTACTTGAGCTATACCGAGCGCTGGGGGCAGCAAGCGCGCAAAGCGGTGGACGCTGCGCCCCCGGCCGCAAAAGTCGAGC